TGCCTCCTGAATTCTTAGTGATGTAGGAGAACTGTCATGCCGACAAACTCCCATGTCCGCTGGTGGAATGACACCAACGAGCAAAATTTATTACAAAATTTGATGACCGAGGCCATTCAGTTTTACGGGCTCGAAGTCATCTACCTGCCTCGCTCACTGCGTCGGGAAGATTTGCTGTACAGCGAAGACATTCTCAGTAAGTTTACGTCTACCTATCCCATTGAAGTGTATTTGAAAAACGTGAACGGCTGGGATGGTCAGGGCGACTTCCTAAGCAAGTTTGGTTTGCGGATTGATGATAAAATCTCAATCATGATTTCCCGAGAGCGATTCGACGAAATCGTCCCTCGTGCCCGCACGACTACCGGTCAGATAACTGCTGCTGCCAATGACACGGCAGTGACCGGAAATAATACCAAGTTTCTATCTGAATTGAAAGTCGGAGACGAAATCACGACAACCAGCAGCGGACAGACACGAACGATTAGTGCTATTACCAATAGTACAAGTCTGACCGTGTCGGTCGCATTTACGTCAGTGGTGACGACAGAATATTTTTCCGTGGACACCGACGTCGATGCAGTGTTACCGCCGTCTCGTCCGATGGAAGGCGATTTGATTTACTTTCCGACACCGATCAATACAATTATGGAAGTTCGGTATGTCGAACACGAAAAGGCACAGGGACAGTTTTACCCATTAGGGAAATTGACACATTATAGTGTCACCTGCGAAAGCTGGAACTACAGTCATGAATTGATACAGACCGGCGATGAAGATGTGGATGCATTGGCGCCGAAATTCGAATATCAATTGGATTTGGAATTGTCTGCTGCGTCTGGTAGCGGCACGTATACTGAAGCCGAGTCGGTCTATCAGGGCCCTTCATTGGCCGACGCGACTGCCTCGGGTGTAGTGGTATCGTGGGACGCGACGAATCTTGTGCTGCGTATCAGTAACCTCACGGGTGATTTTGTCACCGAAACTCTCGTGCGCGGCGCCAGTTCTGCTGCGTCATATTATCTGGGCGAGGCGCCCAATAAACTCTTGCTTCCGGCCTCTAAAACTGCCGACAACGCATATCTAAATGAGCAAGATAACGACATTATCGACACCCGCGAAGTTCATCGTATCTTTGGGGAAAGTTAACGATGTTCACTCCATTCTATCATCAACTGCTGCGAAAGTATCACATTGCGTTTGGGTCCATATTTAAGAATATTACCCTGCTACGAAATGATACGACGGACGACGAGCTACAGCGCATTGTGGTGCCGATTGAATATTCTGCCCGTGAAGGCTGGTTGAATCGGATGCGTCAAGACCCCAATTTGACAAACGAGGTAGGATTTACGTTGCCCCGACTGGCGTTTGAAATGACGGCGATGCGGTATGACCCTACACGAAAACTGAATTCTCTCAATCAGCGAACCCGTCCGGCGCGTGACGCCGCGCTGACTACTGCTCGACGGTTTTTTGTTGGCACCCCCTATGTGCTGTCGTTCAATTTGTATGCGATTACTCGCAGTCTGGAAGATGCCAATCAAATCACAGAGCAGATTCTTCCGACGTTTGCGCCGGATCATTCGTTGTTGTTGCGGCTCATTCCGACGTTAGGACTCCTCGATCGCACACGGATTGTGTTGGAGGGCGGATCTCCGCAATGGACGGATAATTATGAAACCTCCGGTCTTGAATCCTCACGAGAAATTATTCTGACGTTTGGGTTTTCGATGTCAGCCATGCTGTATGGGCCGGTATCTGCCCTTTCGCCAAACATTATTCGACACATTATGGTGGACTTGTATGAAATCCCTAGTGCGACCCTTATGGAAGGCCCAACGTATTTACTGACAGATGCGCTGGATCGGTTGGAACTCGAAAATTCAACAGGGCGACTATTGGACGAATCCAGTATCATTAGTGTGCGGGATTTTGCGCGACAGGTGCGTATTGATATCAAGCCAGATCCACTGGACGCGCTTCCCGTGAAGCCGGTAGATAGTATCACAACGATTACCGACTATGTAGACGGTAAGCAGTACTATCCTATATTAGGCACGGATGACGATATCGGCGAATAGCATGTGAGGGTGAGATGAATAAAGATACGGGGCTGGCGTTAGATGCCGTGTTTGATATTACAACAACAACGGATACGTTTACCGACACAGTGGTAGTGCCGTCTGAGATATTACCGGCGGTTATTGTTTCACCTACAGAACAGACCATCGCAGAACGTCAGGCGAACGAAGATTTTGAATTTTCGCGTGGGGCTATCAAGTCGGTTGCGGTTGAAGCCCAAAATACTCTCCATCGTGCGGTCGAGGTAGCTGAACAAACCGACACGCCGCGGTCGTTCGAAGCCGTGGGCGATTTGGTGCGAGCCACACTGGAATCACATCGGGAGTTACAGAATCTCCATAAAACTGCCGCAGAAATTCGATTGACGATGAAACCCCCAACACCGGCCAATCAGGTCAACATTGATAAAGGCATTGTGTTTAACGGGTCTCCCGACGAACTATTAAAACTTATCGATCCAAGCAGGCAGTAATACTATGAGCATCGACACATATAATGGGAATCATGGCCTTCCTCCCGCCGACGCGACCTATAACTACACGGTCGAGGAGTTGCGGGAGTTCGTGAAGTGTAGCAAGGATCCCACCTATTTCATTAAAACCTACATGAAAATTATCCAAGTCGATAAAGGCTTGGTGCCGTTCACGTTGTGGCCGTTTCAGGAACGCATGATTGATTGCTACCACGAGAACCGATATTCCATCACCATGTGTTCGCGTCAGGTGGGCAAATCAACCACGGTCATCGGATACTTTTTGTGGTATATTCTATTCAACACGAATGTGCGCACCTGTATCTCGGCGAACAAACAAAAAACCGCCGTTGATTTGCTGGGTCGCCTGAAACTCGCCTACGAAAACCTCCCACGCTTTCTTCAGCAGGGCGTGGTTAGTTGGGCCAAGATGGAAATTGAGTTGGCAAATGGCGCCTCCTGTTTTGCTGCCGCAACCTCATCGAGCGCCGTGCGCGGTGGTAGCTACAATATTTTATTGCTCGACGAATTTGCGTTCGTCCCTGAAAATATTGCAAATGAGTTTTATGCATCTACGTTCCCGACGATTACTTCTGGTAAAACGACAAAGCTGATTATCGTGTCCACCCCCAATGGTATGAACTTGTTTCATAAATTTTGGAGTGAAGCTCAATCGGGTGATAACGATTTCAAACCATTGTTCGTCCACTGGTCGGATGTGCCGGGTCGTGATGAACGATGGAAAGAAGACACTGCACGAAACATCGGCGGGCCCGAGAAGTTTGCGCAAGAGTATGAATGCTCATTCCTCTCGACGTCGTATACCTTGATTCGCTCGCAGGTTCTCCAGACCCTTACGCACAGTAAGCCGATTGCCACAACCGAAACAGGCTATTTTGAATTTGTTCCTCCCGATTCGACGCGGTCTTATGTAATGACGGTCGATACCGCGTCGGGGCAGGGGCTGGATTATTCGGCGTTTGTCATCGTCGACGTGACGGACATGCCGTATCGCGTCGTCGCAACTTATGCCAATAATCGCATCACCACAATGGAGTTTCCACAGGTCATTATGGAATATGCCCTTCGGTATTTCAATCCGTGGCTGATGGTCGAGGTGATGGATATTGGACGGGACGTGGCGTTTATCCTTTCCCGTGATCATGAATATGAGAAACTCATGACTGCGGTCACCGAAAAGCGATTGGGACAACGACTGACATTCAACTCCAAAATGAATCGTCACTTGGGACTTCGTATGACCGCCGGAGTCAAGCGGTCAGGATGTGCGGTGCTCAAAACCTTGGTAGAAAACCAGCATCTGATTCTCAACGATCACCGAGTCGTGCAGCAACTATCGGTCTTTGTGCAACGCGGGTCGCAGTGTATGGCCGAAGTCGGTCACCACGATGACTTGGTGATGCCCTTGGTCATGCTCGGGTGGGTGTCCCTTCAGCCTAACTTTGCCGAAATTACGACGACACGGGCCCTCGATGTCTATACTCGGCTCGTGACTGAGAGTAAGGACAATCCCATTCCGATTGAGTTGGACGACGAACGACCTACTCCGGTAGGAATATTTGGCATCGACGATGACGACCCGTATTGGGTTCTTCGTTAAGCTTTTTGTGGGTTAACACTGAACGAAGAGGGTTTACTAAATATCAAGTGACTTATTGGGCACACACAATCGTGCAATAATTTACGACTAACGAGGAGCATCCTATGGCAACGCAAGTCAGTCCAGGCGTAGTAATCAACGAAATTGATCGGTCAGATTCTCTCACACAGGTGCCGTTGACCGAAGGAGCCGTTTGCGGCTCATTCACATGGGGTCCTGTGTTAGAAGTGACCACGGTGTCATCGGAAGCAGAGTTGGCGACGAAATTCGGGAAGCCGAATAACGAGAGTGCCACGAGCTTCTTCACGGCGGCGAATTTCTTGGCATATAGTAACACCCTGCGGGTCGTTCGTGCGGCCAATACCTCTGGGTTGAATGCTATCGCCAACACCAACACGAGTGCGGGTGGTGTCCTCATCAAGAATGATGACCACTACGAAAACTCGACTATTACCGGTAAAGGTGCCTGGGCAGCCAAGTATCCCGGTGCGTTGGGTAATGCCTTGCGTGTTGAGGTATGTGGTGCGAACAACAGC